CAGCAGGGTGGTGGCCCCGGTCGAGGGTGCCTTGGTCAGACCTGCAGCGCCGGTCAGCTGGGTGCCGCCCCCGCCCGCACCCCAAGAGCTCAAGCTGCCTGACGCCAGCGAGCTGCAAAAGCGCAGCCGCATGCGACAGGCCGGCATCATGGGCGGCACCCAGCTGACCGGCGCTGCAGGTCTGACCAAGGCACCCTCGACCGGGGCCACCACCCTGCTGGGCGGCTGATGGACTACCCCGAGGACACGCGCAACCCACGCCAACGCAAGCTGGCGCGGAAGACCGCGCTGTGGACCGAGCGCTCCAGCTGGATGCACGACTGGCGAGAGATCAGCCAGTTCATGCAGCCCCGGCTGGGCCGCTTCCTGAGCACCGAAGCCAACAAGGGCGATCGGCGCGCGAACCACATCCTCGACCTCGTGACCTTGCGCGCTCGGCGCGTCCTGGCCGCCGGCATGATGTCGGGCATGACAAGCCCGGCCCGGCCCTGGTTCCGCTTCGGACTGCGCGACAAGCAGCTGGCGGAGGCCCCTGGCGTCAAGGCCTACCTGCACGACTCGGCCGAGGTGGTGCGAGCCATCTTCTCGTCGAGCAACACCTACAACGCCCTGCACCAGCTCTACGGCGAGCTGCCGTTGTTCGGCTCGGCGGTGTCGGTGGTCGTGCCCAACTTCCAGAACGTCATCCACCACCACCCGCTGACCATCGGGGAATACGCGTTCGCCACCAACCACGACGGTGTCGTCGACACGCTGGTGCGCGAGTTCCCGATGACGGTCAGCCAGATGGTCAAGCAGTTCGGCATCAGCAACTGCTCCGAGACCGTGCAAAACATGTTCCGCTCCGGGCTGTACGACGCCCCGGTCAACATCGTGCACATGGTCGAGCCCAACATGGGTCGCAACATGGAGCGGATGGACAACCGCAACATGCCGTTCTCGTCGTGCTACTTCGAGCCCAGCCGCGACGACTACGACCGCATGCTGTCCTCGTCTGGCTTCAAGCGCTTCCGCGCGCTGTGCCCCCGCTGGGACGTCGTGAGCAACGACGTCTACGGCACCGGGCCGGGCGCCGAGGCGCTGGGCGCGGTCAAGCAGCTGCAGTTCGAGCACATGCGCAAGGCGCAGGCGATCGACTACAAGGTCAACCCCCCGCTGCAGATCCCCAGTGCGTACAAGAACCAGACCGTCAACCGGCTGCCCGGCGGCACCATGTACGTCGACGCCGCCCAGGCTGGCGCTGGCATCCGCAGCGCGTTCGAGGTCAACCTGGACCTGAGCCACCTGCTGGCCGACATCCAGGACGTGCGTGCGCAGATCGAAGGCACGTGGTACACCGACCTCTTCCTCATGCTGGCCAACGACACCCGCAGCGGCGTGACCGCCACTGAGGTGGCCGAGCGGCACGAAGAGAAGCTGCTGATGCTGGGGCCTGTGCTCGAGCGCTTGCAGACCGAGCTCCTCAAGCCGATGGTCGACATGGCCTTCGACGACGCCGCTGCGGCCGGCATCCTGCCCGAGCCCCCGCCCGAGCTGGAGAACATGGAAATCGAGATCGAGTACATCAGCGTCCTGGCCCAGGCCCAGCGCGCTGTGGCTGCCGCTGGCGCCGACCGACTGTTCGGTGCGGTAGGCCAGTTCGCCACGCTCAAGCCCGAGGTCTTGGACAAGGTCGACTTCGATCAAGCTGTCGACGACTACGCCGACATGTACGGCGTCAACCCCAAGCTGATCGTGCCCGACGACGTGGTGGCCAAGAAGCGTGCAGCCCGCGCCCAGCGGGAGCAGCAGGCACAGACCGCGGCGGCCATGCCGCAAACCGTCGAGACGGCCAAGACGGCCGGCGAGATCAACACCCAGGGCGTGCAGGACGTGATGAACCTCCTGCAGGGGTACAGCACCCCCAGCCCGTCGCAGGTCTGAAAGAAGGCAGCATGTCCAACATCCTCAAGCAGAACACCCCGCTCCTCGTCGACAGCGCCACAGGGCGCGCGGTGGGCGTCAAGAACGCCGACGGCAGCGAGACCCTGTTCGGTGGGGGTGGCGGCGGCAAGGACGTCTCGGCCATCGTGGGCCTGGACATCACCGGCCAGCGCGACGCGACGGCCCAGGTGCTGTCGGTGCTGGAGGCCGAAGGCCACGTCTATGTCCCCCGCGGGGCGCGGGTGGCGATCGACCAGCTCGTCATGCCCGCCGGCACGGTCATCAGCGGCCCGGGCAAGATCATCTACAAGACGACGGCCAACCAGGACGACAACAGCATCCGCCTGCAATCGGACTGCACCGTCGACGGCCTCACCTTTGAGGCCGACGGCCTGGAGTCCATCCCGCGCAAGATCCTCTACAGCGCCAACTGCGAAAACCCCACGGTCGCCAACTGCAAGTTCAACGGGCAGCTGGTCTCCAGCCAGTCTTTTGTCGGGTTCGAGACCTGGGTGTATTTCGATCAAAACACCACCGGCCACCGCTGCGTCCACAACACGTCGCGCTACGGCCGCTACGGCACGTTCTCGACGGCGGTGTCCGACGGGCTCTATGCCGGCAACCGCTTCTTCGAACCGACCGCCAGCCTGATGCAGTTCTACGGCGGCAAGAACAACACCGTCTCGGAAAACATCCTGCGCGGCCGAGCCAAGCACTACACCGGTGACACCCCGCAGCTCGGCGACAGTGCGCAGGGCACCGTGACGGGGGTCAACTTCTTGTCGCTGGGTTTCCTGGGTTCACGCCGCGGGGCACACCACAACCGCATCATCGGCAACCACATCAGCGGCGTGACCGAAGAAGGCATCGGCTTCGATGCCGCAGCCAACAACGCGTACAACTGCCCAGAGAACTTCGTGCTGCCGGTGGCCACGGTTTTCGAGGTCAACCTCGACGGCCAGAACGCGCTCATCACCATCCAGGAGCCCACACTCCAGGGCGGCTCTGCAGCCCCCGCTGGCTGGGCCGATGAGTTCTTCGTCGTGGCCATGACGGGCGACGCCGTCGGCTACACCGCCAAGATCATCTCGGCCACGTCTTCGGCCTCGGCCAACACCGTCACGCTGCGCGTCAACCTCAACGCAGGCTTCCCACCGCTGGCCACGGGCGACAAGCTGCTCATCACGCTGGGCTTCATGCACAACGAGATCCTGGGCAACACCATCACCGACACCACGACGGGCATCTCGCTGTACGGCTCGCAATGGCACAACCGCGCCGAGGGCAACATCGTGCGCGCGATCACCAACGGCATCCAGGTTGGCTCCATCGTCAGCGTGCTGGTGCCGGGGGCCCAGGCCAACGGCCAGCCCGCAGTTGGCGCTGGCGTGCAGGCCTATTCTGGCTGCTGCGCCATCGTCAACAACTCCTGCTCGATGGCTTTCGACAACCAGCCCACGGCCTACGACCGGGGCAACACCAACGTGGCAGGCCCTGTCACGGTCGGCACGTGGTGCTACGGCGCCCCGGCGGTGGCCGAGCAGAACCCCGGCATGGACATCTCGGGCAACACCTTCGTGGCCGCGCGCGACGCCGTCCTGGGCGGCTCGTTCGCCACGACCTCGCCGGGCAACAGCAGCCTGACCCGGCCCATCATCGCCAACAACAAGAGCCTTGGTGGCGGGGGTCTCGCGCTCAACCGGACCACGGGCGCCTATGTCGGGCCCAACTTCAAGAACGGTGTGCGCGAGAACTTCGCCGCAGGCTCATCCGCCAACAACGTCGGCACCGTCACCGCGCCGTAACGCAGAAAGAAAACCATGCCGATCATCCTGAGCCAGAACACCCCCTACCTGATCGACAGCGCTACGGGCCGCACGGTCGGCGTCAAGAACGCCGACGGCAGCGAGACCCTGTTTGACGCGAACATCGGGTTGGTCACTGCAGTCTCTGCCATCGTCGAGAGCTACGAGCACAGCAAACACCGCAACCCGCGAGTGAACCCGGTGATCCGCTCGTGCGAGCTGGTCAGCGACACGATCTACGCCGACAGCGCGGCTCTGCAAGCTGCCTTCGGCGCCGCAGGGAACGCAAACAAGGGCGGCAAGGTCGTCGCTGGATCTGGCTACGTCATCCTGGTGAGCAACGGCACCGCATGGGCCACGCCGAGTGAGGGCGTCATGGGCTACCAGCGCACTGGCGTCAGCACGACCGGTTATGCCGCGGCTGTCAACTTTCTGCCTGCTGGATTTACCAATCTCCCGCCCGCGACTGGCGGTGTGCAGCTTACAAAGCCTTTCCGGCTTTACGGTGCGATGCCGTGGGCCAACAACGGGATTCAAGGGCTCGGCTTTTTCAGTGCGGCGGGGGCGCGGGTCCAGACCGCGACAGGGCGCGTGCTTATCAGCACGGACGAGCCTGAACCGATCTTGCGCGGCGGGGGTTTCGGCACGGTGGGTTTTCTGATGGTCGATTTGCACGACGGCAACGGCCCTCGACTCGTGGTTGATCCCGCCATCGTCCCCGCTGAGCAGTACAGTAACGTGGCGTTCCTGGGCGGTGCGGCAGGCGGCATTCAGCCGGTCAAGTTCGACGTCTCGCAACTCGGCAGCTTCGGGCGCCGCAAACGGGACTTGATCTTCCCCGTGCCGTGGGACGTGACGCTGACTGACTTCCGCATCAAGCCGGTGTCAAGCTACTTCCAGCCGCCGGAGTCTCCGCGCATCGTGTTCGTGACAGATTCGATGGGGGCTACGGTACGCCAGGGTGACCAGAAAGACGGCTACGTCCCGGTGCTTCAGGACTTCCTGGGCGTGTACGACACCATCCTGGTCGGCGAAGGTGGCACTGGCTTCGTGAACACCAACGGAGCGAACCGCAACCACCTTGCCAAGCTGCAGAACTTGGCGCTCATCCCCCAGTACGCCAATCCCGCGGAGATTGTCATTCAAGGCAGCGCCAACGACAACAACCTGCCGGGCATCGCTGACGCAGCAGAAGCGTGCGCGCGCTACGCTCTCGACAAGTGGCCGAACAGCCTTATCACGGTCACGGGGCCCACGGCACGCAACACCACCACCGAGCAGGCCAACTCGATCGCCACTGAAAACGCCATCAAAGCGGGGCTGGATCGGGTTATTTCCGATCGGCTGGTGTGGGTCCCGATGATGACAGACAACCCTCAGTTTATCCGCGGGTCCGGCACCATTGACGGACCCGCAGGAGACGGTAACGCGGACTTGATGTTCCGTTCCGGGCCCGACAACATCCACTGGGGCACCCCGGGCCACCTGATCGCTGGCCGCGATTACTTCGGCCCTCGGAAGATTGCAGCCCTTCGCGCGTGGCTGCGGTCGCGCACCGCGGTTCGCTGACAAGCCCGTGCGGTTGGGTTTGGCAGTCCGCAACACACTGCAGGCATGTCAACCTCGGACCTCCCGCTCTACGCTGAAACCGACAACCTGCTGGCCGAGCAAGGCAAGCAGGAGAAGGACTTTCAGCAGCAGCGCGTCAACGATCTCAAGTGGCTGATGGGCCACCGACAAGGGCGCCGCATCGTGGCGGACCTGCTGCAACGTACCGGCCAGGAGACCAGCTCCTTCACCGGCAACAGCGGCACGTTCTTCAACGAGGGCGTCCGATCCGTCGGGCTCAACCTGCAACTCGAGATCAAGGCCCACTGCTTTGAGGCGTACGTCCAGATGCTCAAAGAAGGCAACGGCAAATGAGTGACGAAACCCTGCTGGGCGCGGAGCCAGATTCCACCGCATCCGCCACGCAGCAAAACCCAGGCACCACCGGCGCAACTGCCGGCGACACCAACCAACCCCCGACGGGCGACAAGCCTGAAGGCGAGGGCAGCAAGCCCGAAGGCGAAGGCACCACGGTGCCGGAGACCTACGAGTTCAAGATGCCCGAAGGTTTGGAGCTCGACACCGAGGCAGCGACCGAGTTTGGCGCGCTGGCCAAGGAGTTCAAGCTCTCCGCCGAGAACGCCCAGAAGGTCGCAGACATCGGCGCCAAGATGGTCCAGAAAGCTGCAGTGGCGCAAGCCGAGCAGTTCAAGGCCACCCAGGCGGAGTGGGCGCGGGAGGTCACCAACGACAAAGAGATCGGCGGTGCCAAGCTGCAAGAAAACCTCGGTGTGGCCCGCAAGGCCATCGAGACCTTCGGCGGCGCTGAGCTGCGCGAGTTCTTGAACGTGACAGGGTTTGGCAACAACCCGTTGCTGGTCAAGACCTTCGCCCGCATCGGCAAGGCGATCAGTGAGGACGGCTTCGTCCGTGGCGGCACGACCACCACGCCGGACCCGGCCGCGAACTTCTACCCCAGCATGACCAAGAAAGGTTAACGCTCCATGGCTACCCTCGCAACCTTTGCCCCCACGCTGGCCGACATGGCCACGCGCATGGACCCCAGCGGCAACATCGCTCAGATCATCGAGATCCTGAACCAGACCAACGCCATCCTCGAGGACATGCCTTGGGTCGAAGGCAACCTGCCGACCGGCCACAAGACCACGATCCGTTCGGGTCTGCCCCAGGGCACGTGGCGCAAGCTGAACTACGGCGTTCAGCCCGAGAAGTCGACCACCGTCCAGATCGTGGACACCACCGGCATGCTCGAGAGCTACGCCGAGGTGGACAAGGACTTGGTCGAACTCAACGGCAACAGCGCTGCGTTCCGCATGTCCGAAGACCGTGCTTTCATCGAAGGCATGAACCAGACCATGGCCCGCCAGCTGATCTACGGCGACGCCGCGATCGACCCCGAGAAGATCACGGGCTTTGCCCCGCGCTTCTCGCAGAAGTCTGGCGCCGCCAACAGCGAGAACATCCTCGACGCTGGTGGCACCGGCTCCAACAACACCTCCATCTGGCTGGTGGGTTGGGGCGCCAACACCGTGCACGGCATCTACCCGAAGGCCGCTCAAGCTGGTCTGCGCCAGGAAGACCTGGGCCGCGAGACCTTGTTCGACGCCCAGGGCGGCCGCTACGAAGGCTACCGCACCCACTACCAGTGGAAGTGCGGTCTGACCGTGCGCGACTGGCGCTACATCGTGCGCATCTGCAACATCGACGTTCCGTCGCTGACCAAGAACGCCTCGGCCGGTGCCGACCTCGTTGACCTGCTGACCCAGGCTGTCGAGATCCCCCCGAACCTGAATGGCGCCAAGTTCGTGTTCTACGCGAACCGCACCATCCTGGCCTTCCTGCGCCGCCAGATCACCAACAAGGTTGCCAGCGCCACCTTGAGCGTGGATCAGGTGGGCGGCAAGCACGTCGTGTCCTTCGATGGCATCCCCATGAAGAAGGTCGACGTCATCCTGAACACCGAGGCCCGCGTGGTCTAAACGGAAAGGACCCCTTACCATGATTCTCGACAAGTTCCTCCAAGTGTCGGACAAGCAGGCGGTCACCGCATCGGCTGCTTCGACCGACGTCATCGACTCCGGTGTGGCCAACCGCGCCATCGGCGACGACACCGACACCTACTTCGTGGTGACGGTCAACGAAACCGCGCTGGCGGCCGGCGCCGCCACCGTGGTCTTCGCCATCCAGGACTCGGCCGACGGCGTGACCTTCGCCGACGCGCTGGTCACCCGCCCCTACGGCAAGGCCGAGCTGGTGGCAGGCCGCAACATCGTGATCCCGACCCCCAAGGGTCTGGGCCGCTTTGTGCGCGCGTTCTACACCGTCGCCACCGGCCCGCTGACCGCGGGCAAGTTCAGCACGCAGTTCACGCTGGACTACAATCGCGACGTGAAGTACCCCCGCGGCTACTCCGTCAAGACCGGCAACAACTAAACGAGGCACCACACCATGGGCATCAAAGTGCAAGCGACTCAGCTGGGCTACTACGGCGGCCAGCTCCGCGAAGAAGGCGCCAAGTTCGAGATCGAATCGAAGGAAGAGCTCGGCAACTGGATGCTGGTGCTGGACGGCAAGGCCGCCAAGGCCAAGACCGCCCAGGCCGCTCCTGCCGAAGGCGCCGACCCCGAATCGCTGGTCTGACCAGCGCGCTCCTGAAAAGCCCGCTTCGGCGGGCTTTTCTTTTTCGTGCGGTTGGCAGGTGCGCCCCGCGGCGACAATGGCTTCTCACCCTTCCACAGGACACCCCATGATCCACGTCAAAGCCATCCAGACCCTGACTTGCGACACCCTCGAAGAGTTCGAGCACGCCCGCGACTCGATCGACGAAAACGACTTCGAAGGCATGGTCGTCGAGTTCGTGGCCGACCCCGTCAACAAGGTCGTCACGATCGTGGCCACCGGTGCGGTTGCCAGCCCCTTCTGATCGAACAATCCAGCCATGGCATCCGTCGTCACCATCTGCAACATGGCCCTCAGCCACCTGGGCTCCCAGGCTCAGGTGGCGTCCATCGAACCGCCTGACGGCTCCGTCGAGGCCGGTCGGTGCAAGCTGTACTTTGCGGTGTGCCGGCGCGAGATGCTCGAAGCCTTTGACTGGAACTTCGCTCTCAAGCGCGTGAAGCTGGCCCCGGTCGAAAACCTCAGCGAGCGCTGGCGCTTCGCCTACGGCGTGCCGTCGGACATGTTGCGCCCTACGCGCGTGCTGTCGCTCACCCCGGACTACGGCGTGCTCTACGCCGCAGAGCCCACCACCCTCCCGGGTGGTGCGCGCGAGATGTACAGCCTGCGCGCCAGCGAACGCCCCAGCGCACCGTTCACGCTCGAAGGCGACGTGCTCTACACCAACGAGGCCGACGCGGTGCTGCTCTACGTCCGCGATGTGGAGGACAGCACCAAGTTCACGCCGACCTTCACCACCGGCATCTCCTACCTGCTGGCTTCGTTCCTGGCGGGCCCCATCCTGCGCGGCCAGGAAGGCACCGCGGCTGCGGCCAACCTGCGGCAGATCGCCATGGGCGTGGCGGGCCGCGCGGCTGCCCTGGCCGCGAACTCGGCTGGCGAGTCGCAAACCCACGACCACACGCCGCACTGGCTGGCGGTGCGCTGACATGCGCGGCAAAGTCCTCCTGCGGTCGTTCGCCGGCGGCGAGATCACGCCGGAGCTCTTCGGCCGAGTGGAGCTGGCCAAGTTCCAGACGGGCTTGCTCAAGGCCCGCAACTTCATCACCCTGCCGCACGGGCCGGCAACGCGCCGCCCTGGCACGCACTACATCAACCAAGCCTTCAAGAGCGCATCGCAGGTGCGCTTGCTGGCGTTCGAGTACAACGTCGACCAGACGCTGGTGATCGAGCTCGGGGACCGGTACATGCGGTTCCACACGCGCACCGGCACCGTCCTGGAGGCTGAGCAGCTCGCGGCGGTGTCAGGCAGCACGGGCACCACGAGCGGGCACGGGCTTGCCACCGGCGACTGGATTTTTGACTTCGACGTCAACCAGTACTACGTGGTCACGGTGCTCAGTCCCAGCACGTTCACCGTGACCCACCTTGACGGGGCGCCGGCCACTCCGCCCGGCGGGATCTACGACGCGATTCCCGGCTTCATGACGTTCGCCCGCGTCTACACGCTGGTGACCCCCTACAACACCTCCACGATCGACCTGCTCGACATCCACGTTGCGCAAAGCTCGGACGTGATGACCCTGACCCACCCGGCCCATCAAGCCCGTGAGCTGCGCCGGCTCGGCGCCACCAACTGGGTCCTGGCCCCGATCAGCTTCGCCCCGTCTTCGGTGGCCCCGGGGTCTTTCTCTGCAACCGCCACGGTGGCCGTCAACCAGACGCTGACGACGCAGCGCTACGTGGTCACCACCATCGGGGCCGACATCAGTGAGTCCTTGCCCAGCGCGCAAGCGTCGTGCAACAACAACCTGAATCTGGCGGGCAACTTCAACACGCTCGTTTGGGGAGCCGTGGCCGGGGCCGAGCGCTACAACGTCTACAAGCTGCGTGGCGGCATCTACGGCTTCATCGGGTCGACCACGGGCGTGTCCCTGATCGACGACAACATCCAGGCCGACACGGCCAAGTCGCCCCCCACCGACACCCTGGACTTCAACACCACAGCGGGGACCTACCCCAGCACCGTGACCTACCACGAGCAACGCCGTTGGTTCGCGGGCGCTGCGCTGAAACCCCAGACCATTTTCGCCACGCGCACCGGGACCGAGAGCAACCTGTCGACGTCCATCCCGTCGCAGCCCGATGACGCCATCGAGTTCCGCGTCGCGTCGACTCAGCAAAACGTCATCCGCCACCTGAGCCCGCTGTCCGACCTCATCTGCCTGACCGGCGGAGCCGAGTTCCGGGTCTACGCCGAGGGCGCCCCCGCCATCACCTTGTCCAGCTTGACGGTCAAGCCGACGGGCTATACGGGTGCGAGCAACGTGCAGCCGGTCTTGACTTCCGGGTCGGTCCTGCACGTGCAGGCGCAGGGCTCTCGCTTGCGCGAGCTGTCCTACGGGGGCAACCAGGACAACTTCGCATACAAGTCGGTCGACCTCTCGATCCTGGCCACGCACCTGTTCAACGGGTTCACCATCCGGGACCTCGCGTACAGCCGCGCCCCCGACCAGATCGCCTGGGCTGTGCGCAACGACGGCACGCTGCTGGGCATGACCTACGTGCCGGAGCAGCAGGTGTACGGCTGGCACCAGCACGACACCGCCAACGGGGTGTTCGAGGCGGTGGCCACCGTGACGGAGGGCAACGAGGAGGTCCTGTACGTCGTGGTCCGCCGCACCTTTGGCAGCCGCGTGATCCGCACCATCGAGCGCATGGCCAGCCGGCTTTTCACTGCGGCGGCAGACGCCTACCTCGTGGACTGCGGCCTCACCTACCGGGGCGCTCCTGTTTCGGAGCTGCAAGGCTTGCGACACCTCGAAGGGCAGCAGGTCGACATCCTGGCCGATGGCGCGGTGGAGGCTCGGCAGACGGTCACTGGCGGCCGCGTCACGCTGTCAGGCCCGGCCAGCGTGGTCCACGTCGGGTTGCCTGTGACCTCGGATCTGGTCACCCTGCCTTTGAGCCTGGATGGGGCTGCAGCCGCGGGGCAGGGCACCCGGAAAAACATCACCGACGTGCACCTGCGCGTGATCTCCAGCTCTCTGGTCAAGGCTGGCCCGGACTTCAACGCGCTCACCGCCTACCCGGCCCGCCAAGTCAGCGACCCCTACGGCAGCCCGCCCGCACTGCGCACGAGCGAACTGACCATGATGCTCGACCCCAGCTGGGGCAGCGATGGCTCCATCTGCGTGCGCCAGGACCAGCCTGTTCCGCTCACCGTGGCGGCCATCGTCCTCGAGGTCTCGGGTGCTGGGTGACGTCGCGCTGCGCATCCTCTTGCCCGGTGACGTTGAGCACGTCGCAGCACACATGCGCACGGCCGACGCCGACGAGGTGAGAGCAGGAGGGCACGACCCTCTGCAAGCGCTGGAGCGCTCGGTTCGTGTCTCTGACCACGTCGTCGTCGCCACGGTAGCCGGCGTGCCGGCGGCCATCTTCGGCGTGATGCCGGTGTCTTTGCTCGGCGGGGAAGGCTGCCCCTGGATGCTCGGCACAGACGCCGTGCCGCTGCACCGACGTGCGGTTATGCGGATCGCGCGAGCCTACATTCGCCACATGCTGCAGGTCTACCCCGTCCTGGCAAACCACGTCCACGCCGCCAACACGACGTCCGTGCACTGGCTTGCGCGCCTCGGCTTCGAGATCAAGCCTGCGGTGCCGATGGGGCCCTTCGGCGAGATGTTCCACCCCTTCGAGATGCGAGCCAGAAATGTGTGAACCGATCAGCGCTACGACTGCAATGTACATTGCGCTCGGCTCTGCCGCGGCCACCGCGTACAGCGTCCACCAACAGGCCGAAGGCCAGAAGGACATGTACGAATACCAGTCCAAGGTGGCGGAGAACAACGCCAAGGTGGCCGAGTACGAGGCCCTGGACGCCAAGCAGCGGGGCGAATACGAGGCCATCCAGATCGAGCGGCGCACGGCCCAGGAGAAGGGCGCCTTGCGCGTCCAGCAGGCCGCCGCCGGCCTTGACTTGAACAACGGCACCGTGGCCGACCTGCAGGATCAGGTCGACTTCTTCGGGCAGCAAGACAAGATCATCGCGCGCAACAACGCCGACAAGGCTGTCTGGGGTGCGCGCGTGCAGGCCGGCAACGCCCGCTCGGAGTCGGGCATGCTGCGCACCGCGGCGGGCAACATCCGCCCAGGTGAAGCCGCGGCCCTGTCCCTCATCGGCAGTGCTGGCCAAGTCGCCAGCAAGTGGTACACCCCGACCAGCAGCGGCAACCCGGGCTTCTCTGGCGGGCAAAAGCCCGCCCCGATCGTCGACCTTTCGACCCGGCGCTGAGGACACCTGATGCCAACCATCCCCATCGGCAACCGCTCGCAGCTCGCCGCCCTCCCCGGGGTTCGGCAGTCTGGCGCCGTCGTCCAGGACGCGTTCATGGGGTCGGCCAAACGCGCCGGCGACGCCGCCCAGGCCTTGGGGCAGCTCTCTGAGGGCGTGGATCGCGCGGCGCTGCGCGCCGAGCAGGACGAGGCTTTCCGCGCCGAGACCGCCCTCAAGACCGAGTACATCGAGTTCGAGCGCGGTGCACGCCAACGCATGCAGGGCGCCAGCGCCAAGGGCTACACCGGCGAGATCGAGAAGTGGTGGAAGGACGCCGCCGGACGCTACGGCGGGGACCTGAGCCCCCGGGCCAAGCAGTTGGCCAGTCGGTCCTTGATGAACGCTCAGCTCGCGTCGGTGGCCGCAGCTTCGCGGTGGGAAGACGCGCAGCTTGAGCGCAGCGCGGAAGAAAGCTACGGCGCCAGCATCGGGGCCGAGACGCAGCGCTACATCGAGAACAACGACTTCACGCCGGCAGCGCGCGACGCTTCCGCGGCGGACATCCGCAGCAAGATCGCGGCACGTGCTGCGGTCAAAGGCTGGACACCGGAGCAGGTGGCGCAGGAGACCACCAAGCGGCTGAGCTCGTTCCACCAGCTGGCGGCTGAGCGCTTGCTGCAGCAAAACCCCTCCATGGCCGACCAGTACCTCAAGGACGCGGTCAACGCCAAGGAGCTGGACGACACCGCCCTGACGCGGTGGGCGCCTCGGCTGAAGGACGCCGCGGACAGCGTTCGCGCCGACGAGCAGGCCCTGCTGCTGCAGGCGCTGCCCTACGAGGATCAGCTCAAGAAGGTGGCCGAGGAGAAAGACCCGGCGTTCCGCAAGAAGCTGCAGACCGCGGTGAACCAGAACCGGGCCCTGGCCAAGGAGGCCAAGCGCGAGCGCGAGGAAAGCGCCGCGGACGAGGCATGGCAGATGGTCGGCCAAGGCAAGCGCGTGCCCGAGGCCGTGCTGGCGCGTATGGACGGCAAGGGTCGGGTGGCCCTGCAGGATCACCTTGCCCTGCGTGCCAAGCAGCGCGCCGAAGGCGTCAGCACTGTCAAGACTGACCCGAACGCTCTGGCCGAGGTCTACGACATGATGCGCGACGACCCGGAGGGCTTCAAGAAGCTGCGCATGGCTTCGCTCACCACGAAGATCGGCGGCAGCGACATCGAGCAGATCGCCCGCTTGCAGCGCGACATGAGCAAGCCCGACAAGGAGAAGGCAGTCCTAGGCATGGCCAAGCGCGTGGACGTCGCGGGCGACAGCATCACTGCGGGGATGTCGACCCAGAACGCCAAGGTCAGCCGCGCTGCCTTCAACAAGTACGTCTACGACCGCATCGACGCGCTGGCCACGAGCCTGGGCAAGGAGCCGCCCGAAGCGGAGGTGCAGAAGGTCATCGACGAGGCCCAGATCCAGGCTGTGACGGAAAAGGGCTGGTTCTCCGACACCAAGAAGCGCTACTTCGAGATGACCCCCGAAGAGCGTGCGGCTGTCGGGCGCAGCCAGGAGGAGACTTCGGCCACCGAACGGCTGAACGCACCGGCGCGCAATGCAAGCATGACGCCCCGCAACGTGATGGTCGTGAGGACAGCGGAGGACTACGCCAAGATACCACGCGGAGCCCTCTTCATCGACCCGGAAGGGCGGCAACGACGAAAGCAATAAATGGCAGCATGGCAGAACGACCCCTTGGTCGGCGACGCGAGTGGAGCGAAGCCCTGGGAGTCCGACCCGACCGAGGCTTCTGATGGTCCTGGCGCCTCCGCGGTGATCCCGCTGGCCGCGCGGCAGAACCCCGATGCTGCAGCCAAGGCCTCGCGCATGTCGCGCGAGACTGGCATCTCCTTCGACACGGCGCTGCGCAACAGCCCGGAGCTCGAGCTCCGGCTCAACACCCAGCGCGCCGCCGAGGCTGCCGCTAAGACGGTCACGCTGTCGCGCTACATGGCCGACTACGAGTTCGCCGCCAAAGCACACGACGAGGCAGAGCGGCTGGGCGCCGTCGAGCGCACCGTCCGAGGCCTGGGCGGCGGCCTGCTGAGCCCGCTGGAGCCGACGCTGCGCGGCGCCGGGGAAGTGCTGGGCATGGTCCAGCGCCGCGGCATCCAGGGAATCGCTGACCTCGTGCTGCCCGAGCCCATGGCCGGCGGCAAACCGACGCCTGACTCGCTGACCGGGCCGTCCGTCGCTGAAGGCTGGCGCGCAGCTGCGGCCGGTGTCGGGGAGTTTTCGCGCGAGGTCACCGGCATCGACCCGCGGGCTGCCACCTTCTACGACAACGTGCTCTCTGGCCTGGGTCAGCTGCCCACGCAGATCGCGCTGTCGCTGGCCACGGGCGGCACGTCCAACTTCGCCCAGGGCGTCGGCATCATGGCCGACAAGACCGACAAGGACCCCAACAAAGCCACCGGGGCCGGGGACCTCGCCCTGCTGCTGGGCGGGGCCATCACGATGGTGACCGAGAAGATCACCGAGCGGGTGATCCCCAAGGGCCTCATGGACGGCAAGGCGCTGGACATGAGCCGCGCGGCGACCGCCGGGCGCATCGCCATCGCAGGTGGCACCGAGTTCACGCAGGAGTTCACCGAGAACCTGCTGCACGACGTCACGCGCAAGGCACTGGTCAACCCGGACGCCCCCATTCAGATCGAGCAGAGCCTGGAGGAAGGCGGCGTCGGCGGCGTGGTGGGTGCCGTGGCGCGCACTGTCGTCGAAAGCGCGCTGCGCATCCGTGCGCGCAACGTGCGCGCCAACACCGCCGAAGACGACGCCACCCGCCTGCAACAGCTGATGTCCGCTGTCGGGCAGCTGCGTCTGCTGGAGCGCGATCGGGCAAGCGTGGCTGACTTCGTGCAGGCCGCAGCCGCCGACAGCGACAACGCCCCCACGCACCTCTACATGGACGGCCGCACGCTGGGCGAGGTGCTGGACCAGGGCGGCATCAGCGTCGACCAGCTCAAGGAGATGCTGCCGGCGGTGGCTTCGCAGCTCGAAGCGGTGGGCACCAACAGCCCGGTGGCCATCCCCGTCGGCGAGCTGATGGCAGCGCTGCCCGGCACGAACCTGGAGCAGGTGTTCCTGCAGAACCTGCGCTCAACCCCCGAGGGCCTGAGCCAGCTCGAGGCCACCGCGGCGCGCGAGCAGACCGAGCAGTTGCTCAACCAGGAGATCACCCGCATCGGCGGGCAGCTGGCCCAGACCCAGCAGTTCATGGCCGAGCGCGATGAGATCCAGACCATCCTGGCTGACGAGATCACGCGCACCGGCAACGGCGGCCTGACACAGACCGACGCGCAGAAGTCCGCTACCCTGGTTGCGGCCGGCATGGCGTCGGTGGCGGCACGCCTGCGCACGAGCGGCGACGCGCGCTTCGAGAACATCACCCCGATGGGCCTGTTCAACATGTACCGCATGCGCGTTGCGGACTCCGTGGTGGGGGCCCAGGACACGCTCAGCTCGACCAACACGAAGCTGGGCCAGCTCGACAACGTCGAGGCCTTCCACTTCAGCAAGGCCGAGCGGCGCGTCATCAGCACCGCGATGTTCGGCACGGGGCTCAAGGGCAGCAACCAGGAGACTTACGCCACTGCCCAGGACGCCCGGCTGCGCAAGCGCGCCTACTTCTACGTCGACAAGGGCACCGGCATCAACCCCGAGGCTGGCGTTGGCGGCATCGGGCACAAGGCCAGTCTGTCCAACATCTACGACGGCGACAGCGACCCGCTGCGCCTGAAGGGTCGTGGCGGCCAGCTCGACTTCGAGAGCCGCGTGCTGGACGCCGGTTTCTCCGGCTATCTGACCCGGATGGAGGGCGGTCAGTCCGGGCAGGTGATCCTGCTCGGGGACCAGACCGTGCAGCCTGAAGTGCTGGGGCCCACCGGCAAGACGCAAGGCGCTGTCGTGCCTGCCGCAAAGCCCCGGGAATCCCGCGGCCGCGACATCGTCACCGACGCGCTCAAGGCCCGCACCGACTTGCCGGCAGGGGCGCTGAGCCCGCAACGCTGGGCTGAGGTCTTGGGCAAGCTCATGCCGGAGACCGCCGCCGCACTGCAGGAAGCAGGGGTGCTGGAAGGCACCGGCTCGATGTACAAGTCCGACCTCATCAAAGCCTACGAGGCGGCGACCCCCGAGCCGGTCTACGCACAGCCCGTCAGCACCCGGGTGCCCACTGCCGTCAAGGCCCTGGAGAACCCGCTGGAGGACATGCTCGTCATCGGGCTTGACGCCGCCAAGGCCGACCCCAAGGCTTTCGCCAAGAACGTCGAGCTGCTGCGCGGTTACCTGAACTTCCGCGACAACAAGTCCGCCAGCACCCCGGAGAAAGCCGCCGAGCAGTTCATCAGCCACGCGGTCGACAACCTGCTGTGGCTGTTCGATCAGGTGCCCGCCGAGACCCGCGTGCGCAGCAAGCTCTGGTACGACGGCGCTCGTGCTATCGCGGAGCAGTGGGCCGCCAAGTACGGCATCACGGAAGCCCAGGCAGCCGGCATGCTGGCGGTGCTCTCTCCCCAGAAAGACTGGTATCAGAACGTCAGCTTGGCCGAGCGCGTGCTTGACGTGATGTCGAGCAAGCAGGACTTCGCCTGGACCGCCGAGATGGACGCCACCATGGCGTCGCTTCCGGCCATCTCTGAGACAGACGCCGCCGCGATCCGCGGCAAGACCCTGGCCCAGCTCGACTCCGACTACCTCCAGGCCATCTGGGTTCGCGTCTACGACCAGACCTACCATGAGCGGGGCTACCGCATCATCTCGCCGGAGGGGCAGTTCACCGAGTGGGCCACCAACCTCGACGGGGAATCCCGCAGCAAGACTGCTTGGGGCTCCTTCACGGAGATCGGCAAGGCCATCTCGGTCTTCAAGAATGGCGACATCGCCAACATCAGCGACGCACTGGGCGGCCAGCACAAGGTCCGCAACTTCTACAACAACATCTTCAACCCGGCCAGCGCGCACGGCGACGTGACCATCGACACGCACGCGGTGGCCGCGGCGCTGCTGCGCCCCCTGTCTGGCAGCGCCGACGAAGTGCTGCACAACTTCGGCAGCGGTGGCGCCGCCAACTCCAGCATCTTCGGCGCCAAGGGCACCTACGGCATCTACGCCGAGGCCTACCGGCGCGCAGCAGAGCAGCGCGGTGTCCTGCCCCGCGAGATGCAGTCGATCACGTGGGAGGCCGTGCGCGGGCTGTACACTGCCAAGTTCAAAGCGCAAAATGCGAACGTGGCCGCGATCGACGCGATCTGGGCCAAGTACAAAAAGCGAAAGGCCAGCCTCGATGACACCCGCACCCAGCTCCTCGCCCTCGCCGGCGGAGTCAACCCTCCAACCTGGGAGCAACGACCCGGTGCTCCAGCATCTGAAACTCCTTGGGCTTCCTCTTACACGCAAGAACTACGTGCAAGCAGCGGGGCTGACGGAGCCGCTGGAGGCGGAGCACGAAGCGCTGGTGTCCTCGCTCAATCTGGAGGCGTAAATGGACGAGACCAGCAGGCCGGAAACGGAAGCGGACGGGATCAGGGCGGAAGCCTTGCGCCGCTTGAAGGTGCGCCGAATGTTGCTGGTGCCGCAGGCCCAGACCCCCGCCTCGTCGCCGTCGCCGAGCAATACGCCCGCAGCATCGGAATCGACCTCACCCGCCAAGCCGAGTATGTAACGGTCGACCCAGAGCGCGCCGCCAAGATCGCGGCCGCGTATGACGCCATGGCGCACGCACCGCAGGACTCTGCGGTCAAAGAAGCGTACCAGAACCTGATCGCCCAGACCCTGGCGCAGTATCGCGCCCTGGAGGCTGCCGGGTACAAGTTCTTCCTGGTCGACGAGACCACCGATCCCTACGCCGGGAACCCGTGGAACGCCATGCGCGACCTGCGGGCCAACCAGCGCATGGGGGTGTTCGCCACTGAGGCCGGTTTCGGTTCTGGCGGCCAGCTCAACATCGGGCTCGCGGACCCCGCGGGCGGCGCCAACCTGGACCCCGCCACGGTGCTCGCTGCGCTGCAGGAAGTCGGTGCTGTCGCTCAGGCCTCCGAGGTCTTCACCTCTGACACGGAGCCCACGCTCGTGGTCAAGGTCAAGCAGGCCCTGACCAAAGAGCAGGGCGACCGGCTGAGCACGATGCTCGGACAGGAGGCCATTGCGCAACGCACGGACGACGAGAGCGGTGCGCTGTTCGGCCCTGCCGCCGACAAGTGGGGGGACTTCAACCCTGAGTTCTTCATCACCATCGACGGCACCCGGGCCAGCGAAGTCGCCAACCCCCTGCTGGCCGACACCGGCCTGCTGTGGCCTTACGGCAGCGTCGATGGTCCGATGAAGCGCGTGCTGGCCAATGACCTGTTCCGCGCCGTGCACGACGCTTTCGGCCACGGCCTGGAGGGTTCTGGCTTCCGCGCACAGGGTGAGGAGAACGCGTGGCAGGCCCACGTGCGCCTCTTCACTGGCAGCGCGGTGGGCGCCATCACCAGCGAGACCCGCGGTCAAAACAGCTGGCTGAACTACGGCCCCTACGGTGAGCGCAACCAGACTGCCAAGGTCGAGGACACGGTCTTCGCCGAGCAGAAGACTGGCCTCATGCCGGAGTGGACCTGGACCGAAGGCCGCGTCAGCGACGAGGGCCTGACCGAGCGCGAGCAAGCCATCCGAGCCGAAGGCCGGGCCGGGCGCCCGAGCGGTGTCCTGAACCAGAGCGGAGGCACCATCGAGGTCGACGGCGTTGCGCGCCCCCGCACGAACAGCGACGGGCAAGCCATCGCGGAGACCGACGAAGAGCTCATCAACTTCTGGCGGTGGTTCCGGGACAGCAAGGTCGTGGACAGCTCTGGGCGCCCGATCCCGGTCTACCACGGAGCCAAGAACGCAGGCTTTGACCGGTTCGACACGGACGGCCAAGGCAAGACGCGCGGCACGGGCGCGTGGTTCACGACAGACAGCAGCCATGCAAGGAGCTACTCCGGTCGGCGCGCTCAAGACGTGTCACGCCTCACCGGCGCCGACATTGTGCGCGCAGGCGGCACTGACGACGGCAACGTGACTGTCGACCCTGTCGAAGGCGTCGAGGTCGAGGTGCAGGTTTCCTCTAAGGGGGACAAAGAGTGGCGGTTCTTTGAGTCCGAAGAGGCGGCGCGCGAGGAGCTCGGCTACGAGCCGAGCGACGACATGCCGTTTCGCCCCCTGTCCGGGGTCCGGGTCGTCAACTACATCAGCGGGTACGAGGACACCTTCGTTGGCTCGGGCCAAGAGGCGGCCGCCTGGATCGACGAGAGCAACGTCTTGGACGCCATGGATGCGCCGGGTGTCTACTCCGTCTACCTGTCCCTGCAAGACCCCGTCGAGTTCGACTGGGAAGGCAACAACTGGAACAGCGGCCCGGGCGGCGATCGGTGGCTGGTCTACGACACGAACGACGAGCTGGTCGGGGACTACGACACGGAGGAAGAAGCGCAAGCCGCACTCGCGGACATGGGTGGGGAGGGCGAGATCCAGCAGATGCCGGGAGAAGGCCCGACTACCGATGATGCTGCGCGCGACGCACGCGACATGGGTGGCGACGGGGTCGAGTTCACCAACATCTCAGACCCCGGCCCGTTCGGTGGCGGGGAGGGGCTGAACACCGTCTACGTTGCGTTCAACCCGGAGCAGGTCAAAGCTGTTCGCGGCAACCGCGGCACCTTCGACCCGAAGAACGAGGACATCTTCCGCCAGGGCCCGCGCGGCCAGTTCCAGCCCAGCACCAACGTCGTGGCTCTGCTGGCCAACGCCAACAAGTCGACCTTCCTGCACGAGTCCGGGCACTTCTACCTCGAGATGATGGCGGACCTCGCCAGCATGCCGAACCCCCCGCAGTTCATCGTCGATGACATGGCCAAGGTCTTCAAATGGTTTGGCGTCAAGGACCTCGCCGGCTGGCAGGCCCTGCCGTTCGAGAAGAAGCGCCCGCTGCACGAGAAGTTTGCCGAGGGCTTCGAGCAGTACCTGTTCGAGGGTCGGGCCCCGAGCGTCGAGCTGCGCAGCGTTTTCGCGTCGTTCGCGTCCTGGCTCAAAGACATCTATCGCACCGTGCGCGACTTCGCCAAGGCCAGTGGCAACGGGCTGAACGACGAAGTGCGCGGCGTGTTTGATCGGCTCCTGGCAGCCGATGAAGAGATCAGCCGCGTGCGCGAGCTCGAGACCTTCGAGGCCATCTTCAAGTCGGCCGAGCAGGCAGGCATGACGCCCGAAGAGTGGCAGGCCTACAAGGCCCAGCAGCAGGCCGCGATCGACAAAGCGATGGAGCTCATGCAGCCGCGCGTGCTGCGCGACATGCAGTGGGCCATCGGTGCCCACAACCGCGCGCTGGCCAAGATCCGCCGCGAGATGGCCGCCAAGCGCAAGGAGATCCGCGAGCAGGTCGAGCAGGAAGTCGACGCGCTGCCGCAGTTCGCGGCCGGCAAGGCCCTGGCAGATGGGCAGGCCGAGTTCGAGCTGGACCCCACTGCCGCCGACTTCAATGCCGCAGCCCTGGCGGACGCATACGGGTTCCCCTCCATCGACGCCATGTACTCCGCTGTCGAGGCTGCTGCCGGCACGCGCGACAGCGTGGCCGACGCTTTGACCGACCAGCGCATGCTCGAGCAGGAAGGCCTGCTGGCCACCGCCAAGGGCATGGAGACCGCCGCAGCTGAAGCCGTCATGAACGAGGCGCAGGCCAAGTTCGTTGCGACTGAGCTGTTGGCCCTGGAGCGCGCCGGCAAGCAAAACGAGAAGACCGCAACGGGCGGCACGGTCAACGTGCTCGACCGTGCTGCGCGCGATTTCGCCAAGGAGCTGGTGGGCCGGCGCGGCTTGGCCGAGATCGACCCCGCACGCTTCCCTGTGCCGGGCTCCCGCCGCGCAGCTGCGGCTTCGATGTTCCGCGCAGCCGCCAACCGCGCAGGCGCCCTGGCCAACAAGGCGCTGGCCGGCGGAGACACCGCTGCGGCGGCCCAAGCCAAGCGTGACCAGACGCTCAACACCTACGCTGCGGTCGAGGCGCAGAAGGCCCGCGACGAGATGAACGGGATCTTCGAGTTCTTCGGCCGGGTGACGCGCGGCAACGAGCAGAAGCTGGTGGACAAGGGCCGCGACCCCGACATCGTCAACGCGGCCCGCGCCGTGCTGGCTGCTTTCGGTGTCAGCCCCCGCACCGAGAAGTCGGCGCGCGAGTACCTGGACGCGGTCAAGGCCTACGACCCCGGCCTCTACGCTGTGATCGAGCCGAGCATCACGGCGGCAGAGCAGCAGGCCAAGCCTGCCAACCAGCTGACCATGGCCGAGCTGCGGGACCTGCGCGACGAGGTCAAGGCCCTGTGGGATCTGGCCAAGCGCTCGCGCCAGATGGAGGTCGAGGGCAACATGCTGGACCTCGCCGACGCTGAGCTGCAGCTGCAGCAGCGGCTCGAAGACATCGGCATCCCCGACACCCTGCCGGGCGATGACGGACGGCGAGAAGGCGTTGCGCAAGCTGCAGTTCTTCCTGGCCGCCGCCACCCGAATGGAGTCTTGGGTCGAGCGCATGGACGGCCGTTTCGGCGGGCCGTTCGCTCGGCTGGTGTTCGGCCCGGTCAAGGACGCGGCCAACAAGTACCGCAAGGACAAGGCCGCCCGCATCGAGCAGTTCGTCAAGCTGCTCGATGGCATCAAACCGTTCATGACGGCAAAGTCTGTCGCGGCCCTTGAGCTCAACTACACCTTCGGGCGCGACGGTGGCGGCGCGATGAACGAGATCCTGCACGCCCTGCTGCACACCGGAAACGCCAGCAACAAGCGCAAGCTGCTGCTGGGCCGGGGCTGGGCAACGCAGAACGCCGACGGCAGCCTGGACACCTCGAAGTGGGATACCTTCATCAAGCGCATGGCTGACGATGGCGTGCTCAGGAAGGAGCACATGGACTTCGTGCAGGGCGTCTGGGACCTGCTGGAGGACATGAAGCCAGCCGCGCAAGAGGCACACCGCACGGTCTATGGCCGCTACTTCAGCGAGATCACCGCGGAGCCCGTGCAGACCCCCTTCGGCGAGTACCGTGGCGGCTACGCCCCGGCCCAGGTCGACACGGCCCTGGTGGTCGACGGCGAGCTGCGCAAGCTGGCCGAGGCAGAGAACGAGAACATGGCGTTCTCCTTCCCCTCGACCAACCGCGGCTTCACCAAGGGCCGTGTCGAATACAACCGGCCGCTCAAGCTGGACCTGCGCACGCTGACCCAACACATCGACAAGGTCCTGCTCTTCACGCACATGCAGTCGGCGGTGACCGACGTCAACCGGCTGCTGCGGCGCAAGGGCGTTGGCCAGCCGCTGGCCCGGGTCGAGCCCACCGCGTACTCCGGCCTGCTGATGCCCTGGCTGAACACCGCTGCGCGGCAAGCCGTTGAAACTCCGGTGGTCGGGGACGGCGGGTTGCTGCGGTTCTTCACCGCGCTGCGCGGCCGTGCCGGTCTGGCCACGATGATGGCCAACGTCAGCAACACGGCGCAGCAGGTGACGGGCCTCATGGGTGCTGCGGCCAAGCTCAAGTCCAACAACATGAAGCCGGCCGCCATCATCACCAGCATGGCGCGCTACGTTGCTGGGCCCAAGGAGTTCACCGCGCAGGTGGCTGCGGCCAGCGACTACATGGCCAACCGCATGGACAGCGAAGTCGCGGCAATGCACGGACTGATGGAAGAGGTGCTGGTGAACCCGTCGCTGCTCAAGCGTGGGCAGGCCTGGACAGCCAAGCACGCCTACTTCATGCAGTCCGCTGTCGACAACATCTTCAGCCCGGTGGTCTGGACGGCAGGCTTCAACCAAGCCGTCGAGCAGGGCATGACCGATGCAAACGCGGTGCGCTACGCCGACAACTTGGTGCGGACCACGCAGGGCTCCAGCCTGCCCGAAGACGTCAGCCGGCTGGAGACCGGGCATCCCTTCGTGCGCATGTTCTCGCAGTTCATGGGCTACACCAACATGCTCGTGAACACCAACGGCACCGCACTGGTCAACACGTACAAGGACATGGGCTTCAAGAAGGGTGCCGGCCGGCTGTTCTTCATCGCGGTGATGGGCTACCTGGGCCAGTATTGGGTCAGCGAAGCCATCAGCCAAGCCTTCCGCGGGGGGCCTGACGACGAGGACGATGACGGCCGGGTGCTGGACGACTGGCTGACCGCGGTGTTCGGCATGGGCACCGCCAAGGGCGTGGTCTCGGCCGTGCCGGTGGTCAACGTGGCCGGGCAGGCTGTCGCCAACCGCTTCAACAGCAACCCGATGGACGACCGCATCAGCCCCTCGCCAGCGCTGTCGCTGCTCGAGAGCGCAGCCAACGCGCCTTTCTCGGTCAGCAAGGCTGTGTTCGGGGAAGGCAGCGAGCGCAAGGCAGTGCGCGACGTGGCCAGCATGCTGACGTTGGCCACAGGCCTGCCCTTCGCTCCGCTGGCTCGCCCGCTCAGCTTCGCGGCCGGGGTCGCCACCGAAGAGGTGCAGCCCACCAGCACCGCGGACTTCGCCCGCGGGTTGGCCACAGGCGCCGTCAGCCCTGAGAGCAGGACCCCTTGACAGTGCGGTTGCTCGGGGGCTCGCCTCCGACAATCCGCGCAGATGACGGAGCAGCTTAAATGACCTTGCAGGCCACCACCCGCCGATCGCCGACCTACACGGGGACTGGCGTGTCGGTGCCCTACGCTTTCGCGTTCAAGGTGTTCAGCGCCGCGGACGTGGCGGTGTACACCGCTGACACCACAGGCGCAGAGTCGCAGATGATCGGTGGCTACACCGTCGCGCTCAACAGCGACCAGGAAAGCAGCCCCGGCGGTAGCGTCACCTTGACGACCCCGTTGCCCGCCGGGTTCCGGCTGACCCTCGTCGGCGGTGTCGCGTTGTCCCAGCCGGCGGACCTGCCTGACGGGGGCTCCTACCGGGCGCAGTCGGTAGAAGACGCGCTGGACCGCATCGTCATGCAGGTCCAGCAGGTCGACGAGAAGATCGGCCGGGCCCTCCTGCTGCCGGTCAACGCCGGTCAGACGCCCCCGCAGCTGCCGGTGCCTGTGCCCAACGGCTTCATCGGTTGGGATGGTGAGGCCGAAAAGCTCGTCAACCTGGACGCCGCGGAGCTCGTCACGACAGTGGCCTACGGCAGCGTGAGCGTCACCCCTTTCGTAGGGACGGGGGTCGCACTGCAGTCCATCGTGCTGGACACGAACCCCGCCAGCGTCAACAACATCCAGGTCTTCATCGAAGGCGCCGCGCAAACTCCTGGCTACGACTTCGTCTGGGACTCCAACCGCACCATCATCTTCCCCGCCCCGGTGACCTTGGGCGCCGTCGGCTTCGTGCGCTACAACCAAGCGCTGCCTGTTGGTGAAGTCGCCACCAACTCGGTCGCCACCAGCATGATCCAGGATGGCGCAGTCACGTTGGACAAGCTGGCCATCGACACCGCCCTCGCCCTGGTTAGCGCCAGCTCTCGCCAAAAAATTCAACCGCTCACCGCGTTCGTGCCGGGGGGCCTGTTTGGTGCCATACAGATCAAGCTGGACCCCACCGTGCTGGACTTCGGGGCCGGGGTGGCTCAAGAAGTTTTCACCCCGCTGACCCTGGTGGTGCCGGCCACCGCGTCGCTCGGCGCCCCGACGGCAGCACCGGTCAGCACGCTCGCGGTGCTGGCGTTCCTTGCAAGCGATGGTGGCGTCGCGCTGGGGGTCGTGAACCTCGCGGGCGGTGTCTCTGTTGACGAGTCTGCGCCCGCCAACGCTGCGTTGATCGGGGCCAGCTCGCTGCTGGCCAACACCATCTACGCCTCGGCCGCGCAGACGTCTCGCCCGTATCGTGTGGTCGGGCTCATCCAGGCCACCTGGGTCTCCGGCAGCGGCTGGGCAAGCGGTAGCCTGAAGGTGATGGGCGCGGGACTGCAGGCCACCGCGGCGTTGTCCTCTTTCGGGATGGGCCAGCTGTACCGTCCGGCGGGGGGCGCCCGCGCGCTGGGGGTCAGCTACTACAACCCCTCGAGCCGCCCCATCTTCGTGACCGTCACCGCGGTGTTTACCGGTGCGGGCGGGACGCTGAACGCTGTGGTCGGTACCGAAAACGCTGGTGGGTCTGCCCCGTCGCACGGGGCCACCGCGGTCAACGTGTGCTTCGTGGTTCCCCCTGGCCAGCGCTACGCGGTGACCCCCTCGGGCGGCACAGTTTCTGCACTGCAGTGGAGCGAGATGAGCTGATGCCATACTTCAAACACCCCCAGACCGGGCTGCACTTCCTCGACTCCGTCGAGCACGCCGGCATGCTGCCGCCAGGGTGCGAGCCCATCTCCGACGAGCACGCGCAGATCATCCTGCAGGCCCAGGCCGCAGAGCAGGCCTCGGTCCCTCCGCTTGTGGTCACCCCGCTCCAGGCCTTCGCCGCGCTGGAGCAGTTCGGGTTGCTGCCTGCCGCCCTCGCCTACATCGACGCGCCCACCACCCCGCCGCTGGTGCGCCTTGCGTGGCTTGGCGCCACGGAGTTCCGGCGCGACAGCTTGCTGGTGATGAACGCCGCGCTGGTGCTGGGGCTGACGGACGCCACCCTCGACGCTCTCTTCCTCGCTGCCGCTGCTGTGAACGTA